CACTAGCTGCTACAGTTTCATCACCTAAAGCAGAAGTACCAACATTTCCTGTAACAGAAACATTAGCTATACCTATTACTGTTTCATTTCCAAGTGCAGATGTTGCAGATACTCCTGTTACTGCAACTGTTGCTTTTGCAACGACTGTTTCATTACCTAGTGCAGTTGTTCCTGCAACACCAGTAACTTCAACAGGTATTGGATTTGACCATTCTCCTTGACCCCAGGTACCTCTACCCCAGCCGTTGATAATAGCCATATTGTTTTAAGCTATTCTAATAATAGCATTTGATGCATCAGCTGTAGGGAACTGTATAGTAAAGTCTCCTGCTGTTGATGTTTTATCGCCACCAAAATCTAATACTGCAACTGCTGGGTCACCTGATGCTGTATCATTAAATATCAAAGCACCTCTAGCAGTTATAGTGGCAGTGCTAAATGTTAAATCTGAAAAATCTGTCAATGCAGTTGTACCTGAAGTAGATGGGTCAACTCTAGTTAAACTTGCTCCTTTTGCCGTATAACCTGTGCCACTTACCTCATTACTTGTCGTATATGCTGTGGTACTTGCATCTAAACTAGCAGAACTTGTGTATAAAGCTAGTTTAAAATCATTACCACCTGAATTTTTAAAGTTGTGAACTCCTTCTAAAAGTTCTTTTTTAAAAGATGTACACATCGCTTGTGTTATTGCCATTACAATCTCCTTATAATTTTAGCCATTTCTTCATGACCCTGTTTATCTAATAATCCTGCTACAGTAGCTCTATCGCTTGCTATAGCCTGTTTTAAATATAGTAAAATAGTTTGATGTATTACATCTTTAAAAGCATTAGCCTGTGCTTGCACCATAGGATCAGCTTTATCACTAACTGAGACTATTTTTTCTACTATCCTTTCAGCCCAATATTCAGGACTCAAACCTTCATTATGTGTTGTTTTTACATCTACTGTTCCTAATTGTGGAACTCCATCAACACTAATCATTAACTTCTATTAACTCTGTAACTGTCATCTCTATAATGATCAGTTGTATTTTCTCCTTCAGCTAAAGTTTTTAATCTAGCTAAAGCTTGTTCGTATCTTTTTTCGTACATTTGCATAATATCAGGTTCACCTTTCATATAAGTATAACCCTCTAATAGTGAACCATAAAGCAAAGCACTTTCAGCATTCGTTGATAACCAAGTAGTACCGCTATCTGCACCTGCTGTAATTGATGTTGGACTATAAAAATAATGCAACTCTACAGTGTAATTACTATTAGGTGTAGGACCTACTATAAAACTTGTGTTATCAAAAATAGCATAATGTTTTGGTAAACCTGTCGTAGATTTATTAGGATATGCTTCTCTAATAAAGTTAACATCTTTAAATAATAAAAATGTTTGTTCACTACTATTTGTAAAAGATAAAGAATAATTATCTAAAAAATCTGTAGGTGTCGCTAAGTATTCATTATCTGAAGTTAAAGTACCTGTAACATTTTTTCTAAATACTGGCAGCTTAACTGTTTTTAATATTCTATTTTCTGCTTGTTTAATTATAGTAGGTAAGTCTGAAACAAATTGTGTTTCAGAATTTTGTAAATAATTTTGTATTGCACTTTTTAATTCTGCGTATGTCATGATGTTACTATTTTAACCTTTCCTATTTTTCCTCTTAATATATTTCCAGTGCTATTAACAGGATTAAATCCATAATATTGAGTTGATGCTTTTTCACCGCTATCTGTTCTAGGATCAAATAAAGCCATAGGGTCAGCTGTATTTAATCTGCCTACTTTAAATTGCGGTTGATCAGGATCAAAACAATTGTGACAAACTCTCAAACCATTTCTAGTTTCATTTTGTACTTCATACTTCAACTCATTAAGTTTGTAAGTAAAACCACACCTATCACATATTCCTAATGCTTTTGTACTTTTTGCATATGCCATAATTAATAAACATTATTGCCTGGTACAAATTTTACAGCTGCTCTTTCTCTATCAGCATCAGAAACTTCGTTCCAGAGTTCCATATATCTACCTCTTATCATATTAACTCTATTCTGTGCTTCAGGCTCTTTACAAGCAATATTGTAAGCTAAAGCATAAGTTAGACATGGTAAATATCTAGCAGGAACGTCAGCATTGTTTGTTGCTACATTACCTGCATCTTCTATTCTTTTTATGTAATCATAAACTAAAGTATAAGTTTGAGCACTATCAGGAGTAGACCATAAAACTATATTAATACCACTTGTACCTTTATCTGCAAAAAACTGTGTAGGTTTACCCTGAGTCAATTTTTTTGCTTGATGATTATATTGTGTTCTTGATATTCTTGTAAGTTGCTGATCAAACTGTTTATCTGTGTCACCACTATCCGTTCTTATAAAAGCATCTACTATTTCTAGAGCAGAAGTTTCAGCTGCATAACTACTAGTACCTGCAGTTAAAGCTTGTGTCGCTTGTTCTATCTTCCAAAGGTTTAAGCCTTTATTTTGCCATTCTAAAAATATTAAATTTAAAGCTCGTCTTGCAGTTCTATAATCATAACCAGAACGCATAGTAATACCGCATAATTCATATGCTTCTTCCATGATATCTGATAAATCTAAATTAAATGTAGTAGTTCCACTACTTGCCATGTTTTCTCCTAATTGCTTCTTTACCTTTCTTTGCTATTTTTGCTTGTTCGTTTTTACCTGCTACTTTAGCTCTTTGTTCTAATACAGTTAAAATTTGTATTTTACGAGCATATGGTTTTTTAATTCTTTTAACTTTAGCTACAGTTGCTCTTGCATCTGCAGGAGTAGCAAACTTAATACTAACTGTATCTCTAGGATTTTCATCAGTATATAATCTTCTGCCACTACCTTTAGGCTTTTTACCTGTACCTATTTTTGGATCACGCCTTTTTCTTTTCACTTTTACCTGCTTTTTGTAAAGCTATAGCCACTGCTTGTTTCTGAGGTTTACCCTCTTTTCTAAGCTTTGATATATTATCGCTTATTACTTTTCTTGACTTTCCGCTTCTTAAGGGCATGTTTCTTTTTTCCTGCTGGAGCTTTTCTAGTTAAAACTCCAAAGTTTGCTCTAGACATTACCATTTTACTTTATGAGACCAATATCTAGCACTTAACTTACTAGGATTCCTATCTTGTGCATTATGTCTTGCATAGTAAGATTTTCTCCTAGCTTTGTCTTTTTTTGACTTAGGATTCTTACCTGCACCTTTCACACCTTGCTGTCCAAATCTAATAGTTTTAATTTTGTTACCATCTTTAGCAACAACGATATGAGACTTAGTAGGGTGGTTAGGGGTACGTTTTGGTTTATTGTACCCACTAACACCTGCCCTTTTTAGTCTTGAATCTTTTTTTGATCTAGACATATATTAAAGTATTTACTGGTTTATGTTTTACCGCCACCAAACATACTTTTGACGTAGTCTTGAAAACTAACTACTTTGCCAGCTTTCATGCCTTTTCGCATTTTACCTACGCCTCCTGCTGCCATCATGCTTCTACCCATAGCATCTTTTTTGCCCTTTGGTTTAGAAGGTCGTACTTTCTGACCTCGTATAGGTTTACGAACTAAACCTTTAGGTGGTTTAGGTAAGAAATCTCTACCACCTACAACTCTTGGCGGTTGAGCAGAAGAACCTCCAGGTCCTCTTGGTGCTGGCGGTGTTCTGCCTACCGACATTTTTTTGACTTTGGTTTTCATACCACCACGCAATTTCATGACTTTGGTTTTTTTACCACCCATCATTTTTTTAGCGACTTTAGTCTTTTTGCCGCCCATCATTTTTTTCTTTTTTACTTTAGATTTTTTGTTTCCAGCCATTGTTCTTTCCTCCTTTGGATTAGCTGTTCATAGTCTTCAGTTTTATAATTTTTATAATAACCTTTCTTTTTGATACTATCAGATGCTTTGATTAAGACTTCAAGTCTTTGTACAAATATTTGATAATAATCTTCTTCTAGTAAAGGTTCAAAATGATCTTGGCAAACAGCATGATGTATTTCTGTTTCAGGGTGTGAACCCATGACCCATATATCATTTTGTATTGCTTCTTCATTTATAACACTGATTCTATGTTCTAGTTCTTCTGCTGTAATCTCATCTATGTCTGTGCCACAGTAAACTACAACATCATAACTATCGTTAAAATTTTGTATTATTTTTAATAAATCGTACCAATAACCACCTTTGCCATGTATGACTTGCACTCTGTTCTTATCCCAAGAATTCTTAGCATAAGGACATGCAGGTAAGTTATTAAACTTTTTATTAGGGGTTTCTAACACTTCACTGCTCCACTGACGGATTTCATCTATCAATAGAGCTTGGTCAAGCATTATTTTTTCTTTTTAGGTCTTCCGACTTTTTTCTTCTTAGCAGGTGCTTTACCTGCTACATATGCTTCATTTATATCTGGAGTTGATGGATCATCAGCTATGTAATGACCTTTAGAATCTCTAGCCCTTTTATCTGAGCCAGATAATTCAGCATGCTTTCTTTGAGCATCAACTAAATCAATGTCTGGTCCAAATACTGGGAACCAAATATCATCATCACCTTTTTGTAAAACAAAATATTCAGGTGGGAAGTTACCATTTTGTGAAATAATATATTCCATAATTTCTCCTGTTAATCAGAATAGACTTTAACTAATTCTAAAACTATAGAATAAGTATCACCTGAACTATGTCCTTTCGTAGTAAAAAGAATATCTCCTGTCTTACCACTACCTGCATTGTTAGGAATACCACCTATATTTCTAAAATCTAAATGTCCATTACTACTTTCTGCTAACTCCATAAGTAAAACATTAGAAGTAGCATCGAAAAACATTTGTACACTCATGCCAACAATAGCATGACTTATTCTCATAACTCTGACTTCTGAGCAAGAAACTCCACTTGAGTTAGCAGCTAAAGCAGAAACATCTACTTTAGCCACTGCGGATTCGCCTGTGCCATCGCTGACATTAGTAAATTTGATTACAGCATTTCTTTCGCCATCTTCAATTATTTGTGTTGTTACTGTATCAGCCATTTTCTACTCCTATGCGTCACTAAATGCTGGAACATCTGCACCTTCTTGGCTACCCCAAATATACCAGTTAGTTGAATCTTTCGCTAAGATATTGATTTCAAATAAACCAAAATCAGTTAAAGTTAATATAGAGTTAGAATCACCATCAGAATATACTGAAACATTGTCTGCATTTGAATCTAGATGCACAATACCACCAATATAAAAATTAGTATTAGAACCTGTGCTAATAATTAGATTTTCTGTTTCCTCTGCTGCACCACCATAAATAAGTTTGAAATAAACTCCTGCGGAAGGTGAAGGTAAAGTTAATGTTAAATTAGCTGATAACGCAGGTACAACTACTACTCTACCACCATGGGTAGCTGCAGTTAATGATATAGCCGTAGTATCAGCCAAAGCCACAGGTGCTACTTGTACACCAGAACCATCTAAGGTAAATGATTCAGTTATTGCTCCTGTACTTGAATTTTTAGAAATGACTTTGAAGCCATTCTCAGACCTTACTGGTCCGTTAAAAGATGTATTTGCCATGTTTCCTCCTATCGGAAATAATCTATCATCTTGGCTTGTCTGCTAGGTCAGTTGATAGATAAATTAAATTACCCTAGATAAAAAAGTAGGGGAGCAAAAGCTCCCCTATAAGTTTTAACTTGATCCTGGTGAACCAAAGATACCTAGTGGATCAGATACCCCAAAGGAATATCTTTCTCTAGCTTTGTATCTAACATTACCAGTGTCAAAGTCTCCGTCCATGCTTGAAACCATAGGACTTCTGACAAAATGCTTCATGCCATCAGGCACATCAGTGATCAAGAAGAAAGCATTTGTATCAGTTAAATAATGATTAACTGAATAGCCTTCTGGAATCACACCATTGTTTCTAATAGCATTGATGTCATTGTCAGCACTACCTACTCTGTATTCACTCTCTAAAAGTCGAGCTGCAACAAATTGTAAATCTGATGGAACTATAAGCTTTCTAGCTCTAGCTGCAATTTTAAGACCTCTTTCATCAGTCCATTTGCCAATCTGAATGATAGCATCTTCTAAAGATGTTTCATTTAAGTCAGCTGCTGTAACTGGTCTATTAGAGTTCTTACCACCATTTACTAGTGGGTGTCCATCACCGCCTGTAACTCCATCACCACTTGCTGTAAATAGGTTGACCCCATCTCCAGATTGGAAAGAATTAGTAAAGCCGTTATTCAATGGAACTGCTGCTTTTACTTGCTTAGTGTAAGCCATTGCTCTTGCTAATGCTTTGGTATATCTAGCACTTAAAGAAACATAAAGGTTATCCTCCATGGCTTCTTCAGTTACTGCAAATCCCATTGCAATAGTCTCGTGTGTATAACGAGCAACAAAAGATTCTTGAGCAACATCATATGATATAGCTGCACCTTCATCTTTTACTGGAGCTGCACCAAATCCTGAAAGTTTTAGTTCCTCTTCAAATGATCTCTCAGAGTTTTCACTAACATAAATTTGTTCATGCTCATTTTCGTAATTATTGTACTCTTCTCCGAACAGTGCATTTAAGCCTGGTAGAAGTTGTTTTAATTCGTTAGCTCTTGATATAGCTGCCATAATATTCTCCTATTAACCTATGCCTGTTGTGTTAAGCAGTTGATGTCCAACATTAAACATAACTAATACATCAGTTTTAGCGTCACCAATTTCACTATCTGCACCTTCTACGAAGTCGATAATTTTAAGTGGTAAAGTATTTGTTGTATTTGCTGTACTACCATCTACTGCATTTTTACTAATACCAAACTTTGTAGAACCAGCTGTTTGTACAACTGCTACATTTTTCCCTAGATCATCTTGATCTAAAGATTCGTCTGATTGCATCTGCATTACTAAAAATGGATCAGATGCCACATATGCCACGATATCGTCTGCTGCTGTTGAAGCAGGATATTGCGGACTATTCCTAAATTCACCAGATACTGGGTCAGTATATGAACACCCTAGGAAAACTCCTATAGGTGTCAATGACGTTGTACCTGTATCTTTCTGAACTGTTGTATTCGGGTTATCATCTGCCCACTTTACAAAGTCACCATAAAATATGGCTGTGCCATAATTATTTTTAATTTTATAGTGGCTTATCTTTGCATTGTAAGCACAAGAAACTAACGAACCAACAGGTCTTGCTCCCATCGGAGCTGCTGATGAAGCCATAGCTTCCTCCTTTCAAAAAAAATTGTTAATCTAACAAGACTAAGAATCTCTCCCAAAGGTCGTTTTTGATTTTCTTTCAAATACTTGTTTGGTAGCCATTCTCGAATCTTGATCCTTAAAATATACGTTATCAACAGATTCCATTTGATTTTGAGCCATACTATTAAAATGTTTGTCTCTAGCTTCCGCTTTATCTTTTGGCATCTTGCATAACAACTGCCCACCAATTTCTATATTACCTTTTTCCGCCCATTCAGACTTATAGTCCATCATATGAATATGTAATTCAGGATGGTCTTCCGCCTTACAAGGTATCCAGCCTTCTCTAAATTTTTTAGAGACATTAGGATTATCAGGATTGCCTAATGTAGCAGTTCTGATATATCTAAACACCCAGCCAGGTTGTGGATCAGGGTTAGGTAAATTGGAGGGATTATCCCAACTTTCTACTCGTTGAGCAACCTCTCGGTCTTCTGAAGCCCTAGGGCTACGCACATGATCTGAAGATTCTTGAACTTCTGGTTCTTGAATTTCGTTTACAGTTTTATCAATATTATCGTTCATTATGATTCCTTTAATAATTGTTTTGCGTATTGCTGCGGACTTATACCAAGTTGACGTGCTAACTTAACTTGAGTCCGAGTTAAACGTACATTGCGAGGATTTTTTTCAGCACCAGTGGACCTCGATACAGGTGCGACAACATTAGAGGGTTGTCGTTTCTCTTCTTCTTGTACTTCAATTTGAGCTTCCGCTTCTACTTGAGGTACTCCAAAAAAACTTGGAAATTGTTGTCTCATGGCTTTATCTATTTCACCATAATACTCTGTTGCTTGTGTTGCAGGATTTACTCCACCTGCTTGCAACTTTTGATCTAAATACATAGCAAAAGATGTCATCTCTTTATGTATAGGTTCTGTTCCCATAAACCATGGATTTTTATTTGCCCATGCTTGCATTTCAGGATCAGGTTGTGGTTGTTGTATAACTGGTTGTGTGGCTGCTACTTGTCTTTGCATAGCCTCTGCATAACCTGGAGCCTGTTGTTCTGCTATTGTGGCTTTTGTTAATTCTGCTTGAGCTGCTGCCATAGCATCTGTATCACCATCATCGTATGCTTTTTTATAAGCTGCTTGAGCATTCATCTTTGCATATTGAGCATTGTATAAAGCTTGTTGATTAACAACCTTACCACCTTCTTGTACTAACTTTTGTAATCTTTGATTTTCTTGTAGTAGGGTTTGTGTATTTTTAATTGCTTCTGCTTTTTCTCTTTCAGCTGCTTCTTTAGCTCTACGTTCTTCATGATACTCGTATTTAATTTTACTAATACGTTTACCAGCTCTTTCACTTAAATCAGAAATCTCTTGATCAACAGCATCATCATCAACTGTATCATTTTCAGTTTCTTGTTTAGGTGGTCTTCTATCTTCTTCAGGGGTATCGTCTACCACCTCTACCTCTAAATCAGATGTGTCTTCTTTTTTAATTTCAGTCTTAACACCAAAAAATTTATCTTCACTTGTCTGTGGTGATAGTTTTCCATCATCATCAGCTTTAAACTCAGTTTGAATTGAAGTTTCTACAGATTGCTCACTCATGCTCTAACTACTCCTGTTGGGTCTTCTACTACTGCTTCCACAGTATCATCGTTAATTAAGCGAAACTCTTTTCCATAAATTTTTAAACGAGTGCCAGAATAAGCTCTAAATACTACCCAGTCACCTTTCTTACAATAAGGTCCATTTGGAAATCTACTTTTATCAACATAAGCATCAGGACCAAGCTTTAGCACATATCCACATATGTTACTAACTTCTTCATCTCTAATAGTGCTTGATGCTTTAACAATACCACCATCAGTCTTTTCATCAACTTCAGGCATAGCTATTAAAATACGATATCCAACTGGTTCAGGTAATTGGCTTTTAGTTTTGCTATCAACTTTTGGTTCATTGATAGCTTCTTTTTCTATTTTTACTTTACTCATATTATGCACAACTTTAAGGAAGTTGAGTTCCTATTCTTGTGTATGCTGACTTATCCAGTCTAGCATTTCACGTTCTGCGAGGGCTAAACCCTCTATAATACCGCAGTATCTTTTATAGTCTGGAAAGTCTTTGACGTTGCCAGTCGATATATGATCTGCGTGTTCATTCATTATATCTCTGATTCTAACTTTCAACCACTCAGAAAGTGATTGCTCTTTAATATCAGTTAACATACTAATTGCTATCTTTAACTATATCTTTAGCAATGTCAATACCAGTTTTAAAATCTTCTACTGCTTGCTTTTTGCTAACTTTTTCATTTTCTAGCAATTCGCTTGCAATCTTTGCACCAATTTTAGTGCCTTCAATTTGGGTGTCTGATTCTATCTTTTCTTTTTCTAATTGTAATTCTGCAACTTTAATACTTTGATCAGCTTGTTGTTTTTGAGCAGCTAACTGGAATCTTGCTTGATCACCCATAGCTTTTCTTTGTACTTCAGCTTCTCTTGCAGCAACCTCTCTTTCTTTCATTTGTATTAGAGGGTCCTGTTGCTCTGCTGCTATTCTTCTATCTTCTGCTTCCTGCATAGCTTTTTGTGTTACTCTGCTAGCTGCTTCAGCAACAAGATCAGATATTCTCTTCTCAACATCTGCAGGTATAGGCTCTCCTACTGGTGGTAGAGCTATGCCCATTTCTTCTTCAACTTGTTTTCTAAACTTCATAGTTAAGTGATCATTGATATAAGAAGATGCTGAAGCCAATATAGCTGGAGCATTTGGACTTTGACCTAGAAGTTGTTGTATCTCTGGGTTGTCTTGTGCAGCAGCAACTGTTTGTATATGTGCATCATGGTCTTGGAACTCAAATGCTTTGACTGGTTTATTATTAATCAAGTTTTGTACTGCAGTCACTGGATCAACAGGATCAATCTCAGCTTCTTCAGGAATAACATCATTAACATCTTGTATACCTAAAACATCTAACATCTGTCTATGTAGTTCTTTCATGTCATACATCTCAGGTGCTGTTTGTGCTAGTTGCATAGCAGCTTGATATTGCATAATCCTTTGTGCCATAGTTGCTGCGTTAGGATCAGATACTGGTAAGACATCTATACGTCTATCAAAATCTGATGCCTTTATTTCTTCTTCTTCACCTGTATCATAAGGATAACTAGGTTCACCAAAGTCAGATATTATGTTAACTAAAATATCAAACTCTTTTTTCATGGAGGCATGTAATCTTGCTTGCACTGCACTCATGACTTTCATGTTTCTTTCTAATAAAGCCAAGGTAGTTCCAACTGGTGCCTGACTATTCATGTCACTTACCTTCATGTCAGAAATACTAGCAAACCTTCTTCCCTCTTCCACTATATTTTGTAATAGCTGATAAAGAGTTGGGGAAGGTTCTTTATAGGGCAGGAAGGTTATATTATCTCTAATAGCACCACCTGGAACATCCACATCTCTGAACTCACCAGGCATAATAGGAGTATCATCACCTTTGATTCTAAGACCTCTGGCTTTTAACCCACCTGGTAAATTAGATAATGTACCTGCATCCACTAACTGTCTTAATAAACTTGTAGCTGATTTTGCTAATCCACCTATCATATGTATTAAACCAAAACCATAAAAACCTAAACCTGGTAAATACTGATAGTGTACAAAGTGTGATCTTCTCTCTTTATTAGGATCATCTTCATAATAGTTTCTTCTAATACTTAAGATATCTCCGCTAGGATAATCAAGTGTTACGACATAAGGTAATTGAATACCTGTAGGCTCACCATCTTTCATATCTTCAAAACCAGGTAAATCTAAATTAACTTGCATCTCTAGCAAAGTATGACGTTGATCATAAGTATCATTATCATTCTCACCAGTTAGCTCATTGTATTTTTCTGAGATATCTGAATAGGAACTAGGACTATCGTGTAGTTCTATATCCCTATAAAAACCACTCACTTGCATCTTTCTTATATCATTAAAAGATTTACGCATAACGTGAGTAGCTCTTTCACAAGTATCTAAATCACTTGCACCATAATTAACTACTACATCCTCTGAGGGTACAAAGATACCACTAGGTCTGCCTAGACTTGGATCATAGTAAACTTTTCTAAAAGCTGAACCTGCTAAAGGTAAAGAGAATAAAAGTTTTTCCGTTTCTGTTCTGTATTCAGACATCTCATGAGTAAGAAGATAATTCATATAGTCTTCTACTCTATCTGCTTGTTTTTCTTTTTCGCTGGTTACTTTGCCAACGATTTTTGTTTTGACTGGTCCTGATGCTGGAAATATCTCTGCTATTGCTTGAGATTGAAATCTTATAACAGCTTCAGATAACATGGGATGAAACACTCCACAGGCTCCATTCCAAGGTTGTGTTCTTTCTTCTATTTTTAATCCTAGTTGATCTAAGCCTTTGGTATAGGTTTCTTCCCAGTCTTTTCTAGAATCCTTATCCATGTTATAGGCTGCAACAAGTTTAGAACCTATCATTTCTAAATCATTTTCAGAAATAAAATCTACTAAGTTACTATCAAACTCAGGGTCTGGCTGTTCTTCTTGCGGATCAAAATCTATGATCATGCCTCCATCATCAGTTTCGATGGAAACTGAATCTGGATTTTCTATTGTGATATCTAAATCCTCACCTTGAGGTTCTTGTTCTATTGTGCCCTCTATCGGTGTAGCAGGGTTTCTTTCAATTGCCAATTAAGTCTCCTAGTAATAATTTGCAGTTCTATTGTGTTCTATTGGTTCATCTTCTTCATCAGAACTTATAGGAATAAAGCCACCTTGTCTAAATCTTAACAAAGCTTGCGTGCTGCTATCAACTAAATCGTCATGTTCTGCATTAGGAAAAGCAGCAAACTCTTCTATAACTTCTTCTGCCCATCTTGTTTGTGGTGCCCACACAACTCCAGAAGAAAACAAATCAGCAACTGCATTAACCCTTGCTATCTTATCATTACCTCTACTAGGTGTGTACTCTTGCACAGGGATACCCATAGCTCTAAGTTCAAATATCAATGGCATACCTGCTGCTTTACCCTCAACAATAAAAGCATCTGGCTTATAAGATTGATAACATTCCATAGCTCTTTGTTTAAGTTCTGGAAACTCTAGCCTAGCTTTATGTGCATCAAGCAAAATAATCTGAGGTGCTAACTGTCCAGTATCTTCATCTTCTCTATAAAAAACACCCCAAGTAGTACAAGCAGAATAGTCAGCCCTCTGTGATTTCAAGAAAGCTGTATCCCAAGATTGAATAACAAATTCACATTCAGGTGGTTCTTGGTATTCCCAGTCTCGCCACCACTCTCTTTTAACTATAGCTCCCTCTTCTGCTGTAGGGTCTTGCTGATACTGAGCCATCCATTTAGAAGTCGGCAGTTCTGCTCTCAAAGCTTCAAGTTCTTCCAACTTCCAAAACTCTGACCACAAAGGATTACCTGATGGTAACAAAGCAGGGAGCTCTATAACTTCCCACTGATCTGCACCACCTCTTTTAATGCTAGCATCAACTAATTGACCAGTAAGGTCTTTATCATGCCATCTTGTCATCACCACCACGATAGAACCTTTAGGTTGTAAACGCTGTCTTGGACCTGATGTATACCATTCGTAAGTCTTGTTAAAAACATTTATATCGGAACTAGCACCTTCTTGTTCTGAATGTGGGTCATCAATAATAAGAAGATCAGCACCTTTACCTGTAACTGCACCGCCTACACCTATCGCAAAGTATTCTCCACCCTTGTTGGTATTCCAACGACCAGCAGCTTTGCTATCAGCCTGCAAGCTAACATTAGGAAATATCTTCTTAAAGTCTGAACTATTAACTAAGTTTCTAACCTTACGACCAAAGCCTACAGCTAACTCAGCGGTATGTGCAGTTTGAATAATCTTTTTGTCTGGATACCTACCTAAAAACCAGGCAGGTAAAATATAAGAAGCAAACTCTGACTTCGTATGTCTAGGTGGCATATTGATAATCAATCTTTTCAACTCACCATTCGCTACCCTCTCAAAAGCTTCACCCATAATCTCATGATGTTTACCATGAATAAAGGCAGCCCAGATAGCATTAACAAAAGAAAGGAATTTGCTTTCACAGGACTCTCTTAACTTTGCACTCTCTAACTCTTCCAATAAAGACAATAACTCTCTTTTATCTTCAGAACTAAGATTATGTAAATTATTAAGTACCTGTTTCATAAAGTAAGTATATACCAAACACTATGAACTAAATAAAAATATGTACTAAGTTCCTAGAGTAGGTAACCACATAAGTAGTTACCAGGTATAGCTAACTACAGATTATACAATATTGCACCTCTTCACACACAAAGTCAACATCAAATTACAAAATATTATATGGGGGGCTAGGATTCCTAGGGCTTATTCTGAGAAACAGGGGGGTGGGTATCCACAAAATACTGCTAGCAAAAAGCAATACCCTTGTCAAATATGGTATATGAATGTGTAAATTACTATGTATATGTGTCTGTCGTACACACACGCTACAAGGGGGGGTGGGGTTCTTTTTTTTTGTGATCTAAAATAGGGTGGTATCTCTTTATAGGAAAAACACAATATCTTGTGGTGTGTTCATGAGGATCGGAATCATGTCACCACTATATGTTGTGTTTTCAATGTGTAGTCTTCAGAAGCTGTTCTATCTTCTCTTCAATATCTGCTTCTATCTCATTACTGCTTCTACTCTCTTTGGTTTCTATCACATCACTAAAGAGACTGACTGACTTGCCCAACAACTCTAATGCTCTGACCCTAGATGCATCACTATCTGACTCTTGGCTTTCTTTGTAGAGCCTATCTATCACATAGTTTCTTGTCCTGAGACTACTAGCAACCACAGACTGCTCTTTCTTCTCAATAGCCTTTTGTATGCTTAGTGCTATCTTAGGGTTCGCTACAAGCTTACTGGCTTCAACTTCTACCCATTTAGGTATCTTGCCTGTCTTGGTTAATTCCACATCATAGACCTTTGCATAGGCTTCCTTGTAACTAC